TTTTGTTTTCCGGCGTTACGATTTCAGGGTTTGTCCTTGCGCCGGGATATTCGCCCGCCATAACGAGACGGGGCGAACTCAACACGCCGCCCTCTGCGAGTGCCGGTATTCCTATTTTGTTGATAGCCGCGTTGAACAGCCCCGCCGCGATACCGCCCGCCGCCGCCGCCGCCGCAATGTTGAACGGGAATGGTATGCTTTGCAATGCAGACAGTGCCGCCCGTGTGACGGCCATTTGTATCCAAGCCCGTATGACTTTTGCCGCCGATGCCAGTGCCGCTTTTGCAAATTCCGCAAGGCTCGCCGCCCCTTGCGCCCCGGCCTGCGCTATGCTGTCTCCGAGCGTTACCATTATACCGCCTATCAAATCGCCGTTCTGAATTATGCTTTGGGCGAGTTTTTGCATTGACTGCGAAAGGCCGTCTGTGCCATCCCGTATGCCCGCGTAGATGTTCGCCGCTTGCCCCGCTACCGTTAGGTTTTGCTGCATGGCGGACGTTGCTACCATGACGCTTTGTGCGATGCCCTTGTAGGGGTCTATGCCTCCAAACTGCACTCCTAACCTGTTCACTTCTTCCCTCATTCCAAGCGTTTCAATTCCTGCGAAGTCTCCCATGCCCCGCATTTTTTTTAGGTCTGCCGTCTGCTCCTTTCTCGCTTTAAGTTTTGCCGCCTTGTCAAGTTCGCGGTAACTGTTGGCGAGCGCATCAACGCCGCCCTTTTCTTTGCTGTATTGATTTTGCACCCCCTTGCTCGCCTCCACCATCGAACCGTTTTCGGCAATGACTTTCCGCATGGCTTCGTCCGATGCGTCGAGGGCTGCTTTCTGTTCCTCGATGTTCTTTGCCGTCGTTTTCGCTTGCATCCCCGCAAAGGCGAAACTGTTGCCCAAAGAAAGAATCGCGTTGCCCGCGCTTTGCCAAAATCCCGGCTCGGTTTCTTCTTTCATGTTGAGCCGTTTGCGGGCGTTCTCCTCAATTTGCGCCATCGCCGCTCGCGCCATTGCAGCCCTTAGGAGCGAATCGGTGTATTTGTTGTTTGCCATTTCGACATCCGTCACCTTTATTTTCTCGGTGTCGAGGTTGCCGAAATATTCAGGGCTTATTTTTTGCAGTTCTTGCAGTGCCGCCCGCTTTTGGTCGTATGAAGATTTTGAATCCTGAATGACACCGACCAGTTCCTTTGTGCGCGTTGTCTCCGAAACGATGCTTTCCTGTGCCGCCTTGCGCACGTCTTCGACTTGCCTTTGCGCCTGTGCCGCCGCTGACATATCTTTTTGCAGCACAACAAAGGCGGCTGCAAGGGCAAGGACAACGGCAACCGTCGCGCCGATGACGGACGTTTTCATCATCAAGTCCATTGCCCGCCACTTCGCCATTAGTGAGGGTATCGCTTGCCCGGCCATGCTTTGCGCCAAGACTTTTTGAAGCCCTAAAAATGCAAGTTGCAACTGCCCAACCATCCACACACCGCCCTGCATTACTTTAAAAGCGGGGCCGAGTGTGGCGGCAAAAACAACCACCGCCCCGATGACGCGCTTTGTGTCGTCGTCAAGTGCTTTAAAGGACGCTGCCAAATCGGAAACCCATTCTGAAAAACTGTTGAGCGCCCCGGAAATGTTGAAAACGCGGTTGATTTCTTCGCCCGTGCTGGCAAGTGCCTGTTTAATTGCGTTTTGAGCGTTTACAATGCTGTTCGCAATCCCGCCCTGCGCACGGGGCAAAGCCTCCATGCCGGTAGTCAGTTTGGCTATAAAATCTTCCACCGACACGCCCATATCGCGCAACATTTCGGCATTGGTTGTGCCGAAAGTCTTTTGCATCACGGCGGCAAGTGCTGGCATATTTTCGAGGATAATAGTCATATCCTCCTGCATTATCTTGCCCTTGCCTATCATCTGGGTAAATTGCCGCGTCACGCCGTCCAACTGGTCGGCTGTTCCGCCGGACAGTGCCAATGCGTTTGCCAATTGCACAATGATTCGCCGGGCTTCCTCTGCCGACTTACCCACCGACTGCAAACGGACAGAACCCCGAACGGCCTGTTCAAAGTCGAGGCCGGGGGCAAGTGCCGCGACACGCAACGCTTCGAGTTCGTTTCGCGCTTCTCCAACGCTTCGCCCCGCGTCTTTCATCGTGCCTTCGAGTGCGAAGCGTAAAGATTCCATTTGCCCCGCCGCCTTTACGGACATAACCCCGAACGCCGCAAGGGGTGCTGACAAGGCGAGCGACAAAGAATTGCCGATGCTGGAAAAGGACTGCACAGCCCCTTGCAGCGACTTTTCGGCTTCTTTGATTGCCTTGTTTATCCCCTTTACGTCCGCGCCGATGCGGAAATTAAGTCCGGGTGCTATTGTTGCCATTTATTATGCTTGTGGCATTGTCTCGCCTTTGAAAAAGTCTATTTGCTTTGCTATTCGCAGCACGTCCGCCATGTGAGCGCGTTCTGCCTGTATCCTTGCTTCTACCGCTTCTAATGTGTCTTTGTCGCCGTAGAGCGGGTATAGGTCTTCGGGTCTTTTCAGAGAGCCTTTTTTCGTGTGCGGCAAAAAAGAGTAGAAGGCCACCGCCCTTGCGTTTCTCGCGTCTTCCATCCTTGTGCTTTCAAATCCTTTGTGCCTAAAATAGAAATAGCGGGGTGTGGTGTGCCGAAATTCCATTTCAGACATACCCATCCGCCCCGCTATTTCAAAAAGCCTGTTCCAATATTCTATCCCGCTTTGCGCCTCGCTTCCCGGTTCGGATACATCGTCTTTTTTTTTGCGCTTTCGTCAACGGCAAAAGAAGATTCAAGCAGCCGCATTATTTGCGTCACCACCTCCACGCTGTTCGGTGTGCCGTCTATCAAGTCGGCGGCGAACTTCGGGGAAAACGACTGTGGGTTGCCCGCCTTTTCCGCCCCGTTGGTGAGCGCACAAGCGATGAGGGTAAAAGTGTCGGTAAGGCTTGCCGCGCCCTCGGTGAGCAGAGACAGCGCACTTTTTCCCGTTAGGGCTTCGTATTCCATCAGTGCGCCGTAGCCGAACGCGACCGGGTATTCCTTGCCGGATAGTGTTATGTGTTGCATGGCGTTTTATTTAGAACGTTCCTACATAATACTGCCCGCTTCCTTGCAGCGTGGCAGAATAGGTGCAGTTGCTTTCAGCGTCCGGGCTGCCCACTTCGAGCGAAGTCCAGTAACCCGCGCCCGATAGTTTCACGTCGCCGGAAACGCCCGTGCCAAGAATCCACGTTTGCGACGTTCGCGCCCTTAGCACGGTGTCAATGCCGGTTGCGGATGTGTAAACAGACAGCGAATCGTCGTAGGCCAAAAGCCCGGCGATACTGATTTCATAAGAGCGCAACCCCTCCAAAAGTTCGCGCCAACCGGCACTGTCTTTGGTCGTAATGTCGCGTGGCTCCATGTTCACGCTGAAAGTCACGTCGTTTTGGCGAGCGACGACAGTGCCGCCGGAAACGCCGCCCTGAAATTTAAGCAGCGTGGTATTGATTACGTTGGTCGTAGCCATGTTTTATTCTTTTACGGTGTTCTGTGTATGCGAACTTGGTAGTCCGTTGATATTCTGAAAATGTCCTTTTCGGTTTCCATTGTCTCGTTCCGGGTTTCAAGCCTTATGCCGTCCACAAAGTATGTTGCCCCGCCCGTCCCCGCCACAACCACGCTGCCCCGGTATCTGTCTATCGTTCCCCGCACGGCTTCGTCCAATTGTTGCGCCGTGAGCATTGACTTTGCGTAACTGTCAATCTGCACCCGTATCGCGTCCAATGTGCTTGCCCCGGTCTTGGTGTCGCTTGGCTCAACTGCTATTGTAACAATCCGAACGGCGGGCAGTGCGGCTGTTTGCGGGATTGTGAGCGGGTATATTTTCCAGCCCTGCCCCTTGCTGTCAAGCCCGACTAACCCCGTCACCGTCGCGTTGCCCGCTAAAAGCGTGTATATGATGCCCGAAACGTTTGCCAATTCATCCTGCGTTTTGCCTTGCGAACTTTGCCGCAAAGCGGTTCATGTTTGCTGTCATTCTCGCAATTACGCGGGGCGATGCGGAAACTATCGCTGGGCGGACGAACGGTTGCGCCGGTGTGTGAATCGTGCCGTATTCCACCATTGACAAATAGTAAGCGTCGAACCTGCTTTTGCCGAACACGCCTTTACTACCCTTTGTTAGTTTTGCCCCGACTATCACCGCGCCCCTCGTTCTTTTCAAATCCAGCACACGAAACGAGCGGCTAAGGTTGCCGGGGTGATATGTCGCCACTTTTTGCCCTTCGCCCCGTCTTGCCCTTGCGCCCCTGCTCTTTGCGTAGCGCGTATGTATTTTTGTTCCAAGCGGTGCTTTCAACTGCATTTCAAAAACCATCGGCACTGCCGAATCTTCCAATATTTCGCGCTGCTCTTTCTCGAAATTGTACGTCAACTTTTCCAGCGTTTTCACCGCTTGGTTGACCTGCTTTTGCCAGTCGGCAGCGTCAATGGTTAGTTGGATTGAGTTTGCCATGTTTCGCGTTTGATTCTGCCGGTTGTTCGGGGTTGACATCCTCAATTTTTGGTGTCGGGGCAAGTTCTTTTTGAGCCGCCTCAATCGCTTGTGCAACTGCGCCCATTTCGTTTAGTTCTATCAATCCCGCCTTTTGCGCCCGCGCCGCAAGGATGATAAATGTGTTTATGTGTTCTTTTATCATTTTATACACTTGTGACCGCTTCCCATGCGGTCGTGTAAATGTTCAATTTCCCGGTAGTTGTGTTGTAAATAAGCAGCCCGGCAACTGCTGAAATTGCATCTCTTTCGGTTGTAGTCATCCGGGGCAAAAGAACGCCCTTTGTTGTGCTGCTAACCTCAATTGCGGCCACCGCCGACGGTGCGGACGTGCTGCCGAACATTGTGCCTCCTACAAAGTTGTTTACAACGCTTGCCCCGGTTTGATACACGCCTTTTGTGTTGCTGCCGTTTGCCGCGATTTCCAGTAACCGCATATCAGCGACGGCGGTAAGTGTTTGGTTTAGGTAGATAGCCCGCGTTATCCCGTTCGCGCCGCCTGTTTGGTTGAACGTGCCATTAAAAACAAACTGATTGTGTACCGCCGTACCGGACGTTGGGGCGAATCCCCAGTTATTCTCTATGTAGTTTCTCGTGCCAGACGTTTGCGTAAAAGCAGTCGCGCTCCCGATTGTTATATTTGCTGTGGACGTGGCCGCGTTTACGGTATTGTGAATTGCAATATTATTTGCCCCCGCACACGCAATTGTTGTACCGCCGGTAGAGCCGCCAAGTGTAAGGGAGTTCGCATTACCGCCAAGCGTGAAAGATGTGTTTATGGTTAGCCCAGACGGCGTAAACCGCGCAATTTCAGACGGCGAACCCACGTTTACGGGCTTTATAGCCAAAAAACTGTTTCTGCTCGCATGGGTTGAGTTTCCCCACCCCCATTCAAGAGAGCCAATGTCTGTATCATCTGTGGTGGACGTTTCAGCCTTAAACAATATTCCAACTCCGTAGTTAGATGAGACAGTCCCGGTTGTGTTTGCTGAAATTGTCAGCGCGTTGAACGCGGCGTTTGTGTTCGCGTTTACATTTGTAATCGTGACAGCCCCGCCCGTGCTTGCCCCGCCCGTTATCGCGATTCGGGTAACGCCCGTCGTTTCAAAATTAAGGGCGTTTGCGTCGTTTGTTCCTATTGTAACCGCCGCGCCTGTTGTGTTGCCGCCGTTTATTATGTCGCCTGTGCCGCCGCTTGCCGCGATTGTGACAATGCCCGCGCTACCTGTTCCGGTAGTGGTGAGCGTAACGCCCGAACCTTCCACAAACTGCACACTGCCGCCCGATGCGGAAAGTGTTACCGTGTGCGATGTAGCGTCGCTGCTGTTTGTGATTGTCTGGTCGCCCGTGTTTGTGCCGCTTGACGTGCCGGAAAATGTGCCAGACTGTGTGGCGAGCGTACCCAACCCAAGTGTGGTGCGCCCTGCGCTTGCGTCCGCATCATCCACCAAAGACAGCCCAAAATCGCTAATCGTCTTTTGCTCCAAAGAGCCTGTACTTGCCCGCGCCGGGAATGTGTTTGCGACAAAGGCGGTCTGCGAAAAGGTGTCCGCGCCCGTGCCGATTGTTATGCTGTTGGAAGTTATTGTAAGGGCTGCAAAGGCTGTCAGCGTCGCGTCGCTTGCCTGTTTTGCGTTTAGTTGCGTCTGAATATCGCTTGTGACATTGCCCAGATATTGAAATTCGGCGTTCGTCACCGAGCCATCAGCGATTTTTACCGCATCTATGCCCGTTGCTACTTTTGCGTTCGTCACCGCGCTGTTGGCTATCGTCGCGGCCACGCTGCCCGTTCCGCTCGCCGTCACGTCGCCGGTCAGGGCGGTAATGCCGCCTCCGCCAACGTCCGCGCCGTCCACATACTTAACCGTGCCACCTTCGAGGGCTGGCAACTTGTCGCCCGCGCCCAAAGAGGTGACGGCGGAAAGTTCGCTCAAATATGTCGCAAAAGTCTTGTTCGCCATTTTACGCGATTAGTTGCTATGGTGTCAAAATTGCCCCTTCGTCGTCGGTCAATGCGTTGCCGTCTTCGTCGGTCAAATAATCAACTGTTTCTTCTCTCATTTGGCAGGTGAGGACTGTAAATCGGTCGCGCCCCAAAGTGCCGATGCCGATAATGTCGCAAATCTCAACGCCCCGGTACAGAACCCGCCATTTTTGCCTCATATTCAGCGTTTCGTCATATCGAATCTCAAAAGCGATTTTCCGAAAGGCCGTTTGTTGGTCTGCGCTGTATGTTTCTTTCATCCCCGCGTCCGGCCATTTCACACGCGCCAAAATCGTGGCGTAGTTTTCAAATGTCAACACCTGCTCACCCGATGCGTTCCGGGCTTCAACAACGGACTGAATTGTGATTTCTTCGTCCATCGCCCCAATGGAGGGCAGTATGCGAGACAGGTTTTCCATTTATGCAAACCCCATTTCAATTAGAACTTTTTTTGCCTTCGCCTTCGCTTCGCGCTTGTTTTTTGCAAGCAAAACAATGGGCGAGAACCCGACAATTTTAAGGTCGTACCATGTGCGCCGCGTGTCATTTTCTCCGTAGAAAAGCAGCCCGGTAGCCTTTGTTATGGTTATTCCATTCATATTAAGTGCATTTTTCTTTTGAAAGCAAGCGAAGCGAAAGAACGGATTTTGTGGTTGTTCGTATCGTTTACAGGTATGTCTTCGCGGTTTTCGTAAAGGAATCCGACCAAAAGCAAAATCGAACTAATGATGTCTTCGGGAACGCTCGCCGCGTCCGCATACCCAGCCAAGTAAACGCACTTCCAACGGTTCGGAAAATCGCCGGTAGAAGGCCAATTTGCCGTCGTCTTTTTCACTAATCGGGCAAGTGTAGAAACGCTGTCAAGTGTGTAATTCGATGCGCTGTAAGTCTGATAACTGCCGTTCGTGTCGGTGTAAGAAAGAACCGGGAGCGTCGTTGTGATGAGGGGAGAAACTCCCAGTTCAAAAACAGGTTCGCAGGGTGTGTAGTCCCAGACTTGCGTTATTTCCTGCGAAATAACCGCCGTGTCGGTGTATCGTTCGTAAATCACACGCGCTGACGACACTATGTTGGTTATCAACGCATTGTGCAGCGTATTGCTTACATTGAGATACGTTTTCGCATCCGCAAGGCTCACAGGTTCGCTCGCCGGGGCGCTCGTTACCTTCCATGTGGTGCGCTGTGCTATCGTGTCCGCGTATCCCATTTTTTCAGTATTGCTTTTTCCCGCTTTAAAGGCGGGGCAACAGCGATAAAAGAGGCGGTGCCTTGAATTATCATTGCCTGTGCAATCGCGTCCGGCAAATCATACTCAACGCCGCGCTTAAAGTCTCCCTTGTCAACTGTTGCCCTCACTATCATTGGCTTACGCTTGCAGAATGCTTTTGATTGCGTTCGCGTTGATGAGGTTGGAGTCTGTGCGCATCCAACCCATGAAACCGACTGCAAGCGAATCCCAGTACAAATAATCGTTGCGCTCAATGCTCACGTCCCGGATTTTGCGAATAACAAATTTCGAGAAGTCGCCGAGGTAAATATGTTTTGTGGCCGTCACTGGCAAACCTGTTGCGCCTGTCACGGCGGGCAAGTCGTTGTTGATGTAAACCGGCCAGCCCAACAGCCTATCGGGTTCGTTCGTGATGAGGTTGCCCGGAACAAAAATGTGCGTGGTGTCGGTCGTCAGGTCAAGCGTTCGCAGGTACGCCAAAACGCTTTGGTGCATCATCCAGCCCGTTTTTGGGTTGTTCTGGTATGCGTAGTCAATGCTTGCCTGAAACTTCACGAGTTCCGCTTTTGTGATTGCCGTAGCGCCCGCCGTTGTTCCCGCGCTGCTCGTTACGGTCGTCGTAAGGCCATACGGTTGGTTCGTGCCTGTGCCGGTTGTCCAAACGCTGTTCGCCTTGCGCCCCAAACGGTTGGCAAGGTTGTCTGCAAGGACGGTCTGCAAAAGCCCGACGCGCTCGTCCTGAATCAAAGAGCGGCTTACTTTGATGATGTTGGAATCAATCAGCCAATCATTGAACAGAACTTGCCCAAATGTCAGGTCGGAAACGGTGCGCTGTGCCGCTTGGTTGGCAGCCGTGTTGATATTGCCCGTTACCGCCGTGTCATCGCCGGTAGGCCATTCCAACGTGCCGCCGCCCGATGAGGTGTCATCCCACACGGTGCAAAACTGCATCATGTTGGCGTACCACTTCATCATGTTTTCAAGACGGTTGGAAAACTGCGTCGGCACAAGGTAGCCGCCCAAACTGTCGGACGTGGTTATCTGTGTGGACGTTCCCCGCGTCTCCAACATCCGCTTTTCTTCGTCGGTGAAGTTGCCCTCGGTGCGAATAGGCCGCGTTTGATGCCGCCAAAAAACATCTTCGTATGTTATTTGACGAGTTTCGGATGTGGTGGATGTGTTCGCCGGACGTGCGTGAAATTCTTGCAGTACTTCGTCGGCAAGGCGCTTTTCAAGGACTTTTTCCGCTTGCATCTCGTTTAAGATGCGTTCGCAGTCTTGGTTTGCCCTCAAAATTTGCTGTTGCACATCGGACGGGAATGAGCCGTCCGCGCTGCGTTTCGCCGTTATGTCTTTTAGAGCGGCGAGGTTGTCGGTGTACTCCTTTTGGAGTTGTTCTAAACGTGTCATGCTGTTAAGTTTAGGTAGTCAAGCCGCCGCTCCAACAGGGCGACTGTAAGTTCAATTTCTGTTTGTGTGTCCGCTCCGTTGTCCTTTGTTTCGGGCGGCACAGATTCTTTTTGATAGGCTTCGAGGCTTCGCTTTGCAACTGTGGTATCGGGGTTGGCCGGGAATGTGACGGGCGAAGCGTCCATCCACAAGGCGACATCGGTAATTGTCCGGTGCTGTTTCCCGTTGCGGGTTTCCCATGTGTCGCCGTTGCCTTTATCCGTTCTGCGAAGCATGAACCCCCAACTTGACTGGTCAACGTCGCCCCTTTCAATTGCAACCCTCATATTTTGCCCGTTCGGACTCTCTGGCAAATCATTTTCATACCACCCGCCAACCGTGTCTATGCCAATTCGAGCCGTGCCGGACTTGGTACGGCCAAGAATCAAATGCGAAACATGGTCTTGCAAAATTCTAACATCTGAAATGTCAGTGTTTTTCAATGCGTCCCGGTGTATTTCCTCTGTGAACCATCCCATATCGTAGGACACTCCAAATTTGAAGGCGTACCCGCGTATGGTATAGCCTCCGCCGTCTTTTGCCCGAACCTCAACATTGCCGGTTGTGTATCGCCGCTCAATTTGCGGCTGTTCGGTAGAATTAGTTGCTTGCTTGCGGTTCTCCATCTTCGTTATCGTTTGTTTCGTTTTCGTCGTCGGTTTCGGGTTGCGCCACTTTTTCCTGTTCGCCATTGCCTTGCTGGTTTTGGTATGCCAAAAGAGCATCGAGGGTAAACACTTTTGCGCCTTCGCCCTCCGGCAGTTTGTCGAGGGTTTCAAGTACGCGCACTTCGTCGGGCGACATCCAGCCGATGCCGGTGGAGGGGCCGCCCAATGCCTGTTTGTAGTATTCGCTGCGAGCCTTTGTATCGCCCCGCAACAGTGCCGCGAAATTGAAACGGAAAAAATAAGATTCGCTCATCCACTCGTCGCGGGTGAGCAGTTTCAAGGTAAATTCCTGTTCGGTTTGAACGGCCCACGGGCGCAAACAAAGGTTGACGAATTGCGTTTGCAGCGTTTCCATATTGTTTAGCGTCGCGTTGTCCAACTGCCCCAACATCGGAACAGGCACGCCAAAGATTCGGGCGGACTGGTTCACCTGAAACGACCTTGTTTCGTTCAACATGGATTTTTGCGGGTCTGTGCTGAATTGCTCAAACTTTACGCCCGCATCCAGTACCATGACTTTGCCGGAATTTTTTGTGCCGCCGAACTTTTCAGACAATTTCCTTTCCGCCGTGTCGCGCTGCTCTTTTTTTAATTCTTGCGGATACACCAATGCGCCGGACGGCGTTGCCCCGTTGCCAAACCAACTGTTACCGTACTTTTCAGCCGCTATCGAAGTGCTGATGTTCTCTTTTTGATAGTCTGTGACATCCGCGCCCGTTATCCCATTGATTGTCAGCCCTTTAATGTGGATAATGTCACGGGGAAAAAGGACTTCTTCTTTGTAGGCGTTGCCCACCATGCGGCGAACGACATAATAAAGGCGGCTGTCGTCGCGCTGATAAACCGTCACCGTTTCTTGGTCTAACAATTCCAAGTTGGTCGGGCGGCCTATGCCGTTGCGGTGTATCTTGGCGAACGAATCCCCAAAACACGATTGCAGGAAAAGAGAATATTTGAAATGATAGGCAGTATAAAGGCCGAGGTCGGGGGTCGGGTTTACCCTTACAAGGTGGTAAACCGGGTGAGACATTGCGGGCTTGCTGCCCATGTCTGTTTCTTTGAAAATGCCGAACGGCAAAGAGGCGAGGGTCTTGCAGATTGTATCAACCGCGCTCCAAATGGCGGGGACGGTGAGG